TGAACATCCTCATCGCGCCGTACCTGTCGACGCTGCTGAACCGGGCGGCTCAGAAGCGCCACATGAACCGATCCGCTTACACCAGAAGGGCATTGGCGATCCACCTGGCCCACGACCTGGATGTCCCGCTCGGCTCGGTCCTGGCGGTGTGCCCGCTGCCGGTGTCCTGGGCCGGGCGGGCGATGTTCGCCAACCACCAGGGCACCGTGGAGATGATCGTGGACAACGGGCAGGACATCGAGACCTGGTGCCCGCACCCGGGTTGCGACGGAGCGCATCTACGCGAGGCATTGGAGGCACTGTGATCGGTCTCGGTGGGCGGGTTCGGGCCCACGACAGTCTCGGCGCGCTGTTGGAGGACATCGGGGCGCTGGCCCCACATCCGGACAACCCGCGCAACGGGGACCTGGACACCATCAGTGAGTCGATCCTGACCAACGGGCTGTACCGGCCGGTCTACGCCCAGCGCTCCACCGGGATGATCCTGGCCGGGAACCACACCTACGCAGCGGCGCTCGGGCTCGGGGCGACCAAACTGCCGGTGGTCTGGCTGGACGTGGACAACATGCTGGCCCGGCGAATCCTGTTGGGCGACAACCGGATTGCCGACCTCGGCAGTTACGACCAGGCCCAACTGCTGGATGTCCTGCACCTGGTCCAGGCCGACGACGGTCTGCTCGGCACTGGCTACCTGGACGAGGACGTGGTGCGGATCGAGGCGCTGCTGGCCGAGATCGAGCGCGAGTCCCTGGACGGGTTGGAGGAACTGGCCCCGCCGAGATTCGGGATCATCGTGGAGTGCGGATCCGAGCGCGAGCAGCGCGATCTGTTGGCCCAGTTCGCCGCCGACGGTATTTCGGCTAGGCCGGTGATCGCCTGATGTTGCACACTGGATTGCATGAAGGTGCGGTATACGGTTTCCTGCGAGCGGTGCAAGGTGCCGATCGTGGTCGGTAGCCGCGCCACCCGTCTCTACGGGCGGATCTGGCACTACGACTGCGTGGACAAGTATCTGGCCGAACGCAAGATGAAGCAGGCGGCATGACCGACGTACGGGCGGCCCAGAACTGGGCACCCTCGTACCAGGAGTCGTTCGTCTCCGACGTGCGCCGGGTTGAGGAGTCGACCTGGCGGCCGTTCTTCTGCAAGCGCCCGGAGCAGGGCTTGGAGTGCGACGGCCTGCCCCATGACGACTGGCGGTGGTCCCACGCCCGAAGTGACCAGCACCCACCGCCGTACACCGATCCGTGGATGACCTGGCTGCTGCGCGGCGGGCGCGGATCGGGCAAGACAAGGACGGGGTCCGAGTGGACCCACCGGCGGACCAAGATCAGCCCGCGTATCGGTCTGATCGGCCCGACCGGCCCGGACGCCCGGGACATCATGGTCGAGGGCGAGTCGGGGATCCTGGCCACCGCTCCTCCGGGCAAGCGCCCGGAGTGGGAGCCGTCCAAGAAGAAACTCACCTGGCCGAACGGGGCGATCGCCCACGTCTACTCCGGTGAGGAGCCGGATCGGCTTCGTGGCCCGGAGCACTGGGACGTCTGGATTGACGAGCCCGCCCACTACCCGCTGATCGAACTGGTCTGGGACAACCTGCTGCTGGGCCTGCGACAGGGTGAGCAGCCGAGGATCTGCGCGACCACCACGCCCAAGCCGACCCCGTGGATGCGCGACCTGATCAAGAACGTGACCACGGTCAGTGTGGTCACCTCGACCTACGCCAACCTGGCCAACCTGGCACCCTCGTGGCGAGCCACCGTGCTGGACCGCTACGAAGGCACGCGCAAGGGCCGCCAGGAGTTGTGGGGCGAGATCCTGGACGACGTCGAGGGAGCGATGTGGAAGCCGGAGATGATCGAGAACCACCGGATCCCGACCGCTCCCCCCTTGGAGCGCATCGTCATCGGCGTCGACCCGGCCGGGACCGCGAACGCACGGTCCGACGAGACCGGCATCATCGGCGTCGGGAAGGCGGAGGGTGAGTACTTCGTGCTGACCGATCTGTCCGGGCGCTACTCCCCCAACTCCTGGGCGACCCAGACCGGGATCGCCTTCGACGCCTACTCCGCTGACCGAGCGGTGATCGAGAAGAACTACGGCGGCGACATGGTCCGCACCACGCTGGCCTCGGTCCGTCCGGACATCCCGGTCACCGAGGTCACCTCCCGGCGGGGCAAGGCGCTGCGGGCCGACCCGGTGGCGGCGTTGTACGAGCAGGGCCGGGTGCACCACGTCGGGCTGCTGAACGAGTTGGAGGACCAGATGACCTCATGGGTGCCGGGCAACCCGTCGCCGGACCGCCTGGACGCGCTGGTCCACGCGATCACCTACCTGATGGGCGACCACGGGCCCTCGGAGATGGCCACGCCGGACAGCCTGCCGAGGCTGCCGTGAGCGTCATCGCTCCGCCCGATCTCAACGTATACGTTTACTACGCACTGGCCCTGGCGACCCTGCTGCTGTCTTCCGCGCGAATAACGCGGCTGGTGGTGGCCGACGAGTACCCGCCGAGCATCTGGCTGCGGATCAAGTGGGACACCATCACCAAGGACGGGCCGTGGGCCCTGCTCCTTCACTGCCCGTGGTGCCTGGGTCCCTACGTCGTGGCCGTCAACGCGGCCTGGGCGTACATCAGCAACACGCACTGGACGTGGTGGGTGGTCAACGCCTTCTTCGCCCTGGGCTACGCGACATCGTGGATCGTGTTCCACGACGAGGACGGCCAAGAGACCTGATCCAGTGCCACACTGATCGGCAAGCCGTCGGTCATAGGTGAGGAACTGGCATATGCCCCGCATGAGGACTGCTGCTGTCGTGCCCGCTCCGTCGGCGACCTCGATGGTGGCCGCCGCTCAGGCGTATCCGTTGCCCCGCAACAAGGGCATCCAGCCGGTGCAGCAGCACACCCAGGGCTGGCAGAGCGAAGCCTGGCGGCACTTCGACATCTGCGGGGAACTGCGCTACTCCGCCTCCTATGTGTCCAACGTGCTGTCCCGGGCGATCCTCTACGTCGCCAAGATGACCCCGGACGGACCGGTCAAGGTCGACACCGGTCCACCGGTCGACGCGCTGCACGCGCTGTTCGCCACCGGCACCGGCATGGAGGAGATGCTGAAGCAGTTCGGGCTGCACCTGACCGTGCCCGGCGAGGGCTTCCTGATCGGCCACGAGGTCTCCGGCGAGGACGTCTGGGAGGTGCTGGGCACCAAGGACGTTCGCCAGCAGGGCGACATCTGGGCGATCCGCACGGTCAACGGCCAGTTCGAGGACCTGCCCGACAGCGCCGTGGTGATCCGGTTCTACCAACCGCACCCGGCCGACCGGTTCAAGGCCGACTCGCCGGTCCGGGCGGTGCTGCCGATCCTGAGCGAGATCGAGTACCTGACCCGGCACATCTTCGCCCAGGTGCAGAGCAGGCTGGCCGGAGCCGGGATCTTGGAGATCCCCCAGGGGATGACCTTCCCGGTGGTCCCCGGTACCGAGGGGCTGGGTACCGCAGACCAGTTCATGCGGTCCCTGGGTACCACCATGATCAAGCCGATCTCCGACCCCGGGGATCCGGCCGCGATCGTGCCGATCGTGGTGGCGTCACCGGACGATCTGATCGGCAAGATGAACAAGATCGAGTTCTGGTCACCGCTGGACCAGCACGCCGTGGAACTGCGGACCGAGGCGATCCGCCGTCTGGCCCTGGGCATGGAGACGCCCCCCGAGGTGATGCTCGGCACCGGCGACACCAACCACTGGTCCGCCTGGCTGGTCGAGGAGTCGACCATCAAGGCGCACATCGAGCCGCTGCTGGCGGTGATCACCCGAGGGCTGACCACCCAGTACCTGCGCCCGGTGTTGGAGGACACCAACAACGAGTTCCTGGTGATGGCCGACACCGCCCAGATGCGGCTGCGCCCGAACCGGTCCAAGGAAGCCATCGAGTTGTACGACCGGGGCGAACTGGACGGCGAGGCGCTACGTCGGGAGACCGGCTTCACCGAGGATGACAGCCCCGACGTGGACCAGTTGAAGGAATGGCTGCTGAAGAAGGTGGCCGGTGGCAGCGCGACACCCGAGCAGGTGGGCGCGGCCCTCAAAGCCCTCGGGGTGGATTTGGGTGACCTCAACCTGGACGGCACCACGCCGCGCGAGGCTCGACCGGATCCCTCCCTGGTCGATCACCCGCGTCGGAATCCCCCCGAGGTGCCCTCGGTGGCCGAGGCTCTTGTCTTCCGGGCCCTGGAACGCGCGGGGAACAAGATCCGCTCCATGTACGGGGTCCGGCCACCGGGGGTCAACGCCGTCGAGACGTACCGGTTCGTGCCGGTCCGCAACGGCGACCTCGACAAGGTGATGGAGGACGCCTGGGGCTCGCTGCCGGTCCTTCTGGGCCGCTGGGACTGCGACGTCGAGACGATCCAGCGGGCTCTCGACTCGTACACCCGGTCGCTGCTGACCACCCAGGCCCCGCACGAGTTCGACAAGATGTGCGGCTTCCTGCAGGCGGCGGCGAGGGTATGAGGAGCCCTGCGGAGTTCGCGGCCTTCGCGCAGGCGCGTCGGCCGGTCCAGGACCGAGCCCGGGGGACGCTGGAAGGCTCGGTCCGCTGGGCGCTACACCGCTACCACGACAACGAGGAGTGGGACCGCACCCTGGTCAACGCCGCCGAGCGGCTGATGCGCCGGATCTACCGGACCGAGTCGGGTCGGCTGACCTCCAAGCAGTTTCGACAGTTTGTCGAAACCTTCCGGGACCAGGTCCGCAACGCGCTGGACAAGACCAGCGCCACCACCGATGAGAACTTCGAGAGCAAGGTCAAGGCGATCACCGCCTGGCTGACCAACGCGGCGATCAACGCCGGGACCGAGGCGGCGGGGCTGGAACCGCACACCGATCCGGACCAGCCGAACATGGTCAAGACCTGGATCACCATGCACGACGACCGGGTCCGCCCGGCGCACGCCGAGGTCGACGGGGTGACCGTCGGACTGGACGAGAAGTTCCACGTCGGCGGTGTGCTGATGTCCCGGCCCGGCGACCCCTCGGCCCCACCCGACCTGACCATCAACTGCCGGTGCGTGCTGGCGATAGATCCTGTTGTGGAGGTCTCGACCGAACGCGAGGCGACTGCCACCCTGGACCAGACCGAAGGAGATGACATGGCGACTGTCACCTGGGAGGGCGTCACCCCGGACGGCGACACGATCCGGGTTCTGGACGACGACCCGTTCACCGACGCGACGGTCGAGGACCTGACCGGCGACAACATCAACGAGGACGACGCGCTGCCCTGGCACGGGGTCCTGGCCCCGGAGAACGTGCAGTCCGGG